AACCCGTAGGTATCTAACTCGTGGGCTCTAGCTGCAGCTTGACCAACTTGTCCTATTCCACCAATAACTTGTTGTTTTGCTGCTTCTCTTGCAGCGTCTGCAGCGCCTTTTCGTTGTTGTGCCATACCAAGCATAGTACCTGTTTTTTCATATTCTAAAGTTCTTGCTGCTGCTGCACCAGCTCTTTCTTGTGATTGTAATTGACCAGCCATCTGAGCTGCTGCTGCTTGATTCGCAGCTTCTTGTTGACCTATAGATGCCGATGCTGCTTGTGCTTGTTGTGAACCTTGATTAGCCATAGCTTGAGCTAAAGCTGCAATTCCAGATCCACCAGCTGCTCCACCCATACCAGACATTAAATTAGCTTGCTGTTGTTGGTTTTGTTGTGCTATAAAATCTGCTTGCTGTGTATTTACAGTAAGATCTTCCATTGTATTCTCCATGTTAGCATACAAGTTAGATGTATCTAATTGAGAATATAGTTGTTTTTGCTGTTCTAATTCTTTTGCGGCTGCCGCTTGCTCTCTTCTACGCTTCCCACCACCAATTATACCACCGGCAATGTTTGCTAATCCTCCTACTGCTCCTAAAGCAGCGCCTACTAAAGGTGTACTCATAATCTTTTATTTTAAGTTATTGTTATTATTATTATCACACATTATTTACTACTTTCAACTATTTCACTTGATATCGCAAATAGTTCAACTTCTGTGTTACTATTGTTTTCCATTTTAACCTCAGCATAATATCCAGCTAGACTAGACATGTTTGCTAAATTATCTTTACTAAACAGTATAAAATCTCCATCTGATGGTCTATCTACATCATTACCTATTGGATCAATTGTTATACTTGTTGCACCAACTGCACTTATAGGACCTATTTCAGATATACCTGTTTGATCTCCATATTCAGCAACTGTAGCCATAGGATTACCAGTAGCTGCATTAATCATATTACCAGCTGTTGTCTGGTTTGCTGTTGTCATAAAATATGCTGTGTCTCCTATTTGTACGGAATCTTGAACAGCATTTGCAAAGTTTATAGTTAAAGGCATATTTTTTTATTTAGTTTAACAGCTTGTTGCGTTAGTATTGTTTTGTGAATCAGCCATTGTGTCAAAATATTCATTTTCATTTATATAAGCAGTTGGTGTTCCAGCTGATACAGCTCCTTTTAATTTAGCTCTACCATACACAGTACTACCACAACCACCTGCAGCAGTGACATATCTAAACCATTTGTTAGTTAAACTTCCCCAGCTTAAACAAACACTACTTGTTAAACTGCCACTCTCACATACTTGAGTTGCATCTATATAGTGTACTCCCGTTAAATAACCACCTGAATTATATATTTCTATTTCGTACCTAGCTACAGAACTACCACCACTACCCGCAACTGTTAACGTAACTGTTGCTGTATTACTATCTTCATGTGTATCATTTACTTTATATGTAAATGTATCAGTACCAGAAAAACTACTATTAGGTGTATAAGTTATAGCGCCAGTAGATGTATTTAAACCACTTAACGAACCATTACTAGGTGAACCAACTGTTGAATATGTTAATGTATCACCTTCTGGATCTGATGCTGATAAATTAAATGTTTTAGCTGTTTCATAATCTACGTTTATAGCTAAAGCGTTTGATGTTGGAGCTTGATTTATAATGTTATCTAGCTGTATTACTGATGAAACATCCGCATTTCCAGTTTCAAATATATTTAATATACCAGTTAAAGTTATTGTAGATGTATTATCACCAGCTGTTTCTAATTTACCTATACTAAAAGTTGTTCCTCCATTACTACCTGACAATGTATTTGAAAAATCATTATTACCAGCTGTATCATACGCAACTGAATCACTAAAAACAGCATCCCTTCTAATTTGTAATGCTCCACCACTAGGATTAACAGCTTTTATTTGAAAATTAGCTAAGGTATATAAAGGATCTTCTTCTTCTTCTAAATTTGTAGCAAAATCAATTGTATTGTCTACATAAGTTTTTGTTAATGTTTTAGCCGCTGAATTAGCTGTAATTGTTAATGTACGTTTTGCTACTTGTGTCCAAGTAAAAGTTGGACTTGAATTATTATAATTATTTAAAGTACTAGCAGCTGTAGTTGGTGATACCGCTGTTATCTTAATATTATACGTTTCTCCACCATCATCAACTGGTATTTTTATACCATTAACCACGTATGAAAGAGATGATCCAACCGCAGTACCAGAAGCATTAAAACTATTACTTCCTGATGCAAATGTGTCAGTAGTAAAGTTATATGTATAACTATCACTAACTCTAGTTATTACTAATTCGAATTTAGAAGTAGAAAGTGAACCAAATATTTTAATACTTCTCTCCTCTCCATTACTACTTATATTAGTTTCATCTGCTGAGTAATTGGTTATAGTATTTGCAGTCGCACCTGGATTGGCTGTACCAACAGCGTTCCAAGTAATTACTGCTCCAGAAACATTTGCTGCAGGAAATTGATAATTAACCCAACCTTTATATTTTGTCCAATTACCATTTGAATCTTGTGGAGGCACTGGTTCTAAAAATTTTTGATAATTACTAGTATAACTCCCTAAACCAGATAATGTACACGTTGGTGCTGTTGCAAAATGATAACCAGAAGATGCTTCTATTACAACACTTTCTATTTCTTTTAATTCTCCTGAAATCCCTGTTGCTTGAGTTATATCTTCATTAGTAACATTTGCTGGTGTTTTATTCGACCCTGTAATAGTACGTTTACCATCCCAAGTATAAGGTACAAGTTTTGGATCTGTAGCACTACCACCAATATCTATAGTAAAAGTAGTATTAGAATTAGGAGTGTAACTATTATCAAGATCACATGTAACTTTAACAGTATTACCACTAGCATAAGCTGTACCAGTGTCTGATAAAGCTATACCATTTACATAAGTTAAACCATCACCAAGCGCTGATCCTGTATAATTATTAATACCAGTTAAAGCACCAGTATGATTTGTAAAATTAGATGCAGCTATAACATACCCGTCGTCTGGTGTTATTATTAACTCTTGACTAGCTGTAGAACCAAAAGCTACACCTTTTGTAACAGTTACTGTGCTTGAATTTATTGTACAATTGTTTAACGATGCCATATTAATCTGCGTTTTCTTCTATTGTTATTATTACATTTGCTTGTGTATCACCACTCATACTTAGTTGATCACCAATACCCTGCACTGAAAACTCTTGTGTATCTAAATTAGGTAATGTAGTAGCATCACCTTGTATAAAATTAAACCACTTGCTTTCTTTTTCTATAAATTCTGGTACTGTACCAGATTGTATATTTGTTGTTATTGTTGACGCCCACCATCCGTTTTCAGCTACTCTATTATCTAAATTAAAACTCATTTCACCTGCAGTACCTTCCGCTACAACTCTACTTTGTGTTCCTTCGTAATTTAATGTTTTAAAACTTTTTATTAAACCAGGATAATCATTTAGTACAGCTGTTAAACTTGAGTTAGTAAAATAACTAGCTCCTGTTCCATAAAAAGTATTCCTTATTTCATTATCATGAGACCATAATTCTCCATTCTTTAATGAATAATAAATATTATTTAACGATAAAGCAGCTTCTGGTATAAAAGATTTTCTACTAGTCCAACCTTTAACCATTTCTTTAAAACTTATTGTATCATCATGAGCATTACCATTATCTGTAGTAAATGTTACATTATATAAATCTTTATTATCATCATATGAACCAACTATAGTATCAACGCTGGCTAATTTATCTCTAAAATAATCTACCATACCATGCATTGATATTTCTGTTAAACCATCTCTTGATAATCTCATGATTGCTCCTCTTGCTTTATCTGCAAAATATGCTCTAAATCCAAATGAAGCAAAGCTTTCAGGGTTTTGTGATATACCGTAGTCACCAACAAAAGGCATTGATTGTCCTAAAACTCTATTATTTGCTGTTAACTGAGCATTACCACCTGCTTCAAATAATGCGTCTTTATTTGCTAATATTTTTATTACTTTATCTTCACATAATGCTATTAAATCACTATCTCTTTGATGTAGCTTCTGTATTGATCCATATTCCGGATTTAAATCTTTTGTTATAGCTTCAGCTTGTATAAATTGATTTAATCTATTTACACCAGATATTGAGTTATATATTTGTGAGAATATTAATCCACTTTTTCTTCTCTCTTCTTTGTATGGTTCTTCTAAAATACTTGAAACTTTAACTCCTTTAGCAATAGTTCCTGCGTTGAAATCATCTCTAACTCTATTTGATTCTACACCGTTTCCAAAACTATAACAATTATGATAATCTAAAACTTGAGCAGTTCCGTGATCTGCAATAGCTATAGCATCAGAAGCCTCATAATATAAATCAACATCTAAATCTTCTTCAGGATATGTTTCAAATATAGCTGGATTATCTGTAGAAAAATTTTCAGGTTCTATTTCTTCTAATAGATCAATATTAAAAGGATTATTATGTTCAGAAGAATTGGTATCGCTCCAATCCTCAGCGTAATCACTTTCATTAAAACTTGCTATTGGTTTATCAAGTTTTAAAACTATTACTGTTCTTCTATTACTAGACCAACCTCTTCTAGTTTTATTAGTAGAATAATTATTAACACCAACAACTAATGAATCTTCTACTGTATAAGTTGGGGTTCCATCTTCTTCTCTAATTCTAAATTTTGCTCCTGGAACTTTAATCCCATCAATAAACTGCTTATATGGATCTTTTGGATTAAATTGCCATAAAAGTGCAAAAGTAATATACGTACTACCTGCATAAATTCCATCTGGAGCAGATCTATTTCTACCCTCACTATTCATAAGTCCCCACCATATTTGTCTGTTACCGTAATCATACTTACCTTTAGCCCAACCTGGGTGATCAACTTGATCATTGTTTGCCCCACCAATTGATTCTGTTATAAATCCTCTTCTATCATAACCGTCATCATCAAGCCAATCTCTCCATTGAGGACCACTTAGATTATCAGTTTTTCTTTGTATAGTTGCAAATTTACTTATTTTATACTCTGTAACTTCTTGTGTTGATAATACATTGCTATTAAGTTTACCATCTCTGTATAGTTTTACAAAGAATCTTCCTTGAAACTCAGGTAATCTCTGTTCTTTTATTTCAGCCAATTCTATTCCTAAGTCAGTACCCATACCATTACCTACAAGAGCGTCATCATACTGGTAATATCCACTAGCGAATATAACTTCTATATCTTGTCCCCACATAGATTTTATCTCTATTTCGTAGTAATCACTAGAGCCACTATCAACCCATTTGAATTTTTTTATTTCATACCAATTACTAGTACCTCTATCACTAGTTAATCTTAATCTTAAACCTGTTTTGGTTAATGTTTCTTCTTTTGTAAAATTGCTTTCATCTATAAGTTTAGATTCAAGAATTCTTAAAGTGTTACCATTCACTATTGGAACCCAAGCTGACTGACCATCAGCACTCCAATCTTGCGCTGAAGCTACACCTAAAGTAAATTCTTTTTCCTTTATATAACTTGGAGCTTCATTTTCTATAGCGATAACTTTATATTTTGCAGGATCAGCAACAGCTCCATTATCTGCATGTTTCTTTTTTAATTCTATAAAACCACCTTCTTTTATTTTATTTCTTTCTGAAGAAGGAAAACTAATCCAAACATTACCATCTTCAGCAGGATACCAACGATCCATACCTAGATTATAATATTCATTAGAAGGTTCTTTTATATAAAATTTGTAATGACTAAATATTTCATTACCTTCACTATCTTTAGGTGATTCAAAATCATTTTTAACTTTAAGCTGATTGTAATTTACAGCGTCAATTTTATCAATTTTTATACCTCCAGTACTATGAGTAAATACTGGTGTTTCTCTACCTAAACTATCTTTATATACCACCCCAACTTGATATTCCCTCATACTTTTAAGAGATTTCTCTGGTTCTTTTTCTTCAGCTACACTTCTTATATCTTGTGTTACAGTAAATCTTGGAGCAAAATCACTTGGCATATCAAAGTTTTGCAAATAATTACCATATACTATTCTATTAGCAACTAATTCTTGTGCTTTAGCTTTTTTTGGAACGTTGTCAAACGGTCTTAGTAATTGATTTGATTGAACAGTTTTATATATTATTTCTGATTCAAGTTCGTATTCATCAAGACCCCATTCTGCATCTGTTGGTTTTATAGTATCTACAACATAAACGTTGGTATTAGTATCATCTTTATATAAAATATCTATTTCATCAACTTGCTCATGTAGATCACTATTTCTAAAATCAGATATTTTTATATATCTTACTTCATTTTCCATACCCAAGTTATAACCTTTTTCATGGTTATATTCAAATGTTTTAGGTACATAAACAGCTTCCGACCATGGAGCAAAAGTAGAATACTCATTATCTCTATATTTCCATCTATATGAAAATCTTATAAATTTATCTTGAAACATTGCTTCACCTTGCTCTAGTGTCAATGTCCAATTAACTGCAGATGCGGGTACAGAATCTGGTATACTTAATATCTTTAATTTTAAATCATTATTTGAACCAGGAATGGCAATTATTCTATATGGATCTAAAACCTCACAACGTATATAAGAGTCTTCATCAAAAACATCTTCTACTGCGTCAATATCTTCAGGTACTAATAATACTACATCTCCAGGAACTAATGTTGGCCTAGGGCCAATTATATCAGCTTCAGCTACAGTTATTTCATAATCTACTGGACGTGGATTACCACTACCATCATCAAAATTCTCGCTTACTACAGTTTCTATTATACCAGTTAGACCAAGAATAGAATGTCTTTTTGTACTTCTAGCATCAATAGTTGGTGATGTTATTGGTCCTTTCTTAATAACGGTAATATCGTCTTCTTTAAAATTATAAGTTGTATTAATTGGAAATGTTTTTGTTAATACAGTAGTTGTACTCCATATATTACTAGTTGCAACACCATCTTTAAATCTTTCAATATTAATAACTTTGGGTTCAGAGTTATTATCTGTCCAATATAATAAACCATCTATTATATTTACACCTGTTATTAATTTTGTTTTATCAAATTTTAATCTTGAATTATCAGAATCAACAACAACTGGATTTACTTCATTTGCTAATTGATCATATTCAGCAATAGCACTTATAGTAGTACCACATATAAACCAATATATTTTTTCATTTTGACTATCAGCAATAACTCCAATACATTTAGCTCCAGCTATAGAATGACTACTTCTAGATGTAGTACCTAATATATTTGTTACTGCACCAACATTGCTTCCTTCTGAACCAGAAACCTGAATGTTCATAGCATCTCTATATTCCCCATTTGGTATTAACCTTTCGTCTAGGTCTTTATTCATTCGCCCAGCGCTAAAAGTGTGTTTAATCTCTGGCATGTTTTAGTGTTTTATTTGCTTAGATTTACCTCTCATATGCTTATGTATTTCTTCTATCTTAAGATTAGATAATCTTAACTTAGCATTTCTTAAAGCGGCAAATCTTTCTCTTTTGTATCTTTGTATTACATATTCTGGTATACCTATTTTAGTAGATAATATTGCATGAGCTATATGTTTATACATAGCTTCTTCAGCAAATTTATGTATAATCATTTCATCTTCTGTAGCTAAACCATCACTTAAGTATTTTAATATTATTGTTTTACCATTCATATTAGAACTAAAGTGAATAAAACCTCTTTCGTGATCTATAAAGAAAACTCCATTATGATTAGCATATAAAGGATCTAAACCGTATCTAGTACCATCATACCACCATATATTTGATTCAGAATCATCTATATTAGATGGACCTGATATTACGTCACCATCGCTATAATTTGTCCATGTGTCAGATTGTGAAACGTTCATTAAATTACCATCAGCATCGTATATGTAGTTATAATCGCTATCTTGTGATAATGCAGTAGGATTACTTGTTTTAGGTGCAGGAAATAATGTTTTCTCTATACCATCAGCACCTGTTGATGATATCTTAATATAATTAACATAATCATGAGGTAATGCCATTTTTAATGATGGCGGTAATTCTATTTCTTGAGTCTTTTCAGATCTTAAAACATCGTAACTAAACTCTTGTAAACCTCTTTGAGCATGAAAAGCTACATCAGATCTTCTTACTTTACTTAATAATTTTCCTTCACCTACATAACTTATTATAAAGTTATTAATTATTTGTTGTATTGTTATATATTGATAATTACCTAGTTCAGGATTTACTATATTAACAACAACAGTAGATCCTTGAGCAACAGGTGTATCTAAAGTTACTGTATACGTTGTTGCATCATATTCGAAATCAACACCAGTTGTTGTAACACTAGATACTATTGTGTCAACGCTAATTTGACCACCTGACGTAGGCATTGTAGGTACACTATTTAATAATGTAGCATTAACTGGAAACGTTAGTACATATGCTCCGCTAGAGGCTTGCGCCGCCGATGTTATAAAATCTTGTGATCCGTAGTATTGTTGTTGTGTTCCTTCAAATAATGGCATGTCTTATTGTTTTTCTTGTTGTGTTTTTTGAGCTTCTTCTGTAGCAGCAGCTTGATACAATTGCGCATCTTTAACTGTTATACCAGCTAGCTCTAATATCTTTATAACTAATTCAGTCTCTTCAGATTGGTGTAATTCAAAATTAGTTGTTCTATCTGCACTATATAATGCTCTACCATTAGTAGAATTGACTATATAACCCCATGCAACAGTTGCAGGCCTAGCTATATAGTTACAAACTACATTGCTTGTTATAGATTCAGGATATATTTGGATTCTTCTTTCTCTATTTTCGATTACGTCAGGGACTTCTTGATTTGTATCTCTAACATACATTGGTCTTGATAATGATGGAGCTGTTAAGGGGGAGTTCTGTAGGTGATGTATTTCATTTTGATTTGCTTCCTCTATTTCAACATAACCACCTCTATGTTTGTAATATAATTCACCCATTCTATAATAGTCAGGTAAATATGCGCCACCACCACCTAAAGTAGTTGTGTCTATTGGTTGCCTGTATTTCTCAAAATGATCAATTTTTTCTTGTAGTATATCTACTACATCAGCATATCTAGTATCATTACCAGGTCCTCTTAAGAATTGATTTAGATCATAAAAATATTGCTCAAAAATATCCATTTGAGCTTGATTAGCATATAGGTTAAATTCTTGAGGTGTTATATAACCTCTCTGTTCTTTGTTAGCTATTGCTAATACTCTTTGATATACTGTGTCTATATAAACCATATTTTTTTATTTTATAGTGTAGTCACCTCATAGAGATGACTACTCTATAAAGTTTTTTTTATCTTAGTTTTTTCTCTATTGCAGCAAATACTTCTAAACCTTCATCGGTTTTGAACCATGATGCTAGAGCTGAATAAGGATGTTCGTCAAAAGGTACGGTAAATAATTTTCTACCATTACTAACCCAAGAAAAACTTCTATTATCACCTGATAATCTTATGATGTTTGCCTCAGCAGCTTTTATACCTATATTTCTTAGATGAACATTTTCATCAGCAGCTAATTGAAGAAATTCAGCTGGTCTTTTTTTAGCCATAACTAAAACATCTCTTTTTATTTCACTAGATGACATTTTAGATACTGCATTTCCAACCTCAACTCTCATTATAGCTTCTGCTTCTTCTATTGCAAGTTCCATAGCTACTTTTACAGCTTGAAATTCTAAATGAATAGAATCAACTTGATCTACAGCTGTTGCTTCTTTATTATCTTCATAATATACTTTTCCATTCATTGGATGGTATAAAGAAAGTAATTTTTGTAAAGCTACTTTTCTTGCTGGAACCGCTAAAGTTCCATTTCTAAAAACTATATGACCAAGTGTAGCTGAACCTTTTTGTTCCTCAACAAATGGGGAATTTTGGTTTGTAGCATACCTTAATTCTTTTTGCATTCCTTTTTCTTGATCAAAATAAAGTAAAGGATTTTTAGAAGAATGTTTACTTGGTATTTTGTAAACTAAAGGCTGTTTATTTCCTTTCAAAATATACATCCTATCTTTTATCTCCCATGTAGGAGCTTGAGGTGATTTAACCTCAACTTTTGGTTGTTCTACAACCTGTGGTTCTTCAACAACCACTTGTGGTTCTTTAACCACTTTTTTTGTTTTTGCCATGATATAATATAATTAAAAAGTTAGTAAAAATAAAAGGACTAGGCGCCGAAGCGCCTAATTCTTTTAATTATTTTGCTTATGCAACGTCAGCGTTATTTTTAAGTAACACGAAGTTGTTAGCAGCTTGAACACATAAACATCTTTCAGATAAGAAATTTACTTGCATTTTATCTAAATCACTAGTATAATTTCCACCTACAGATCCTGTTATCCAAGACTTTAGTTTTCTGTCATCAGCTTCAGAAGATCTATATCTTACGTGTAAGAAAGGTCTTGAAATGTTTTTACCCATATTCTCATCATAAACTGTTGAAGTTCCAGCAGGAACGATAACACCTTCGATGTCAGTAAAACCACCTCTTGTAACTGAATCATTTAGATACTTCCAGTCAGATTTGTAGAAGTCATAAGAACCTCTTCTGAAACCAGAGAAACCTAAGTTTAATGCCATTTCCTCAGAGTTATTGAAGACACCATAAGAAGTACCACCCGCTCCGTAAGAGTTTTGTGCAGCTAACATGTTGTCAATTTCTAAAGAAGTAGCTCTATCTAAGAACATCATATTCTCTTCGATTCCACCTTGTTTGTCAAGTTCGATAAGTATTTCATCGAATTCACCAACACCGCCGGATCCACCAGCAGGATCAAAATCAGGTTGGTTAAATACCAAACCTCTTGTTCCTAGTGCGTCGAAAAGTCCTTGAGTACCATAAATATTTATTCCTGTCAAAGCAGCAACGTCAGCCTCTTCACCTTCTAACATAGCCATTTCAATATAATCATTGAATCTTAATCTTGCTTCAGCTTCAGATTTTAGATACCAAAGATAACCGCTTGCGCCGTTTTCAGTAGTAACCTCAACCCAACCGATCTGAGCAGTATCAGAACCATTTACAGTATATTGATCTCTAATAATAATTGGTCTGTTTGAATATTGAGTAAATTCAGCATCTTTTGACTTATGTACGTTAGCTCCAGATAAAGCTGCAGCATCGTATGGATTAGCCATATTAGATCCTTTTTTGTACTCAGTACCATAAACAAATACCGTGTTATTATCGTCTGTGTCTAAAAAGTTTACAGCACCACCGCTTGTATTATCAAGACATTGTTGGCTGTAAGGTTGTAATGTCGCTTGAGTAGCAGTTATAGCAGTTACATAACACTTTAATATTTTTGAAGTGTCAGGAGCAGCTATAATTACTGTGTCTCCAACATTTATTAAGTGCGGATTTGGAAGGGTAATTGTACCACCGTTTCCACCAGCACCGCCGTTAGCGTCAGCAATTGCTACGCCTGTGTAAGTAGTGTGAATTCTACCTTGCTCAGACCAGATAACCTGATCAGAAGCTAAAGGCATTTCAGCACCTACCATTGATAAGAACCCACTAATGGTTCTTTTCCCATATCTCTCCACTTCTTTCTCATAAATTTCTGGTAAGAATTGAGCCGCGAAATCGTTTCCTGTTCCGTCACCGGAGTCGAAGCTTAAATAATTATCTCCCCATAATGATTGAGTAGGTCTTGGAGTTACATGAGCTAAATTTGCCAATGTGCTTGGCGAAGTTAAAAAACTCATAATTAATCAATTTTTAATGTTAAACTTTATTTTTTCATTTTAACTCGGAGTCGCCTTGAATCATCACCACTAATAGCTCTTACTTTTATTCCACCAGCTTCAACCACATTCGCATGTGTTTGTCTACCAGCCATATCAACATTTTTAGCTTTAGCCATACTATCCTTGATAGCATCAGCTTTGCCTTGTTGATAAAAATGATTAGCTACAGCGTCAGGATTCATTGCAGTAAATAAACCTTTGTGATAACCTTTTGGATCAATTAATTGATTCTTTTTATCTAAAAATTTAGATGCAAAATTATTAATATCACTTTGCGTTTCTTTCACTTTAGCTGCATCCTTAACATTAAATCTAAATCTTTTATCCCCAACGTTATATTCAAAACCTTTGAATTCTTTGTTAAACAAATCGTTAGTTCTTTTTTCAAAAGCAGATCTTTGTTCAGATTGCACCTTTTTAGCTTGTTCACTTTCCTCGTTATATCTATTGAAAAAATCAACAGCCTTCTGCTGTTCTGGGGTTAACTTAACACCACTTTTGATCTCTTCATAATATTTAGACTTTAACCCGTCTAAGTGGGTCTTAGCGTTTGCAACTTGCTCTTTAAACGCTAGTTTCTTTCTACGAATATCTCTTTCATCGTCTTCGTCTTCATCCCATGAATAGAGATCTTCCATTACAAACGAAATTTCATCATCATTAAGATGAGGTTTAGTTTGTTTTAAATATTCTCTTAGTAAAGTATTGTCGTCAAATTTACTATAATCTTGATTTAATCTAACATAATCATCAAGACTTCCACCAGTTTCATTCATAAAGTCTACAACTTTTTGAATATTTTCTGGTAAAGGTTCTCCAGTTTCTTGAGCTTCAGCTACTGCTTCTTCAACTTCCTCTTTTACCTCTTCAACTTGCTCTTCAACTTCTTTTTCTTCTTCATCAGTTATTTCTTCAATAACTGGCTCTTCTTCTTTAACCTCTTCTTTTGACTCGTCTTTTGGTTGTTCTTCTTTAACTTCCTCAACAGTCTTTACTTCTTCTTTAACTTCTTCTTCTTTTTCTTTGCTTAGATCAACTTTAGCTACTTCATTTTCTTTTTCATCTTTCTTCTTTGCAACTTCTGATAAATCTACTTTAGCAACACTTGGTTTTGAAGAATCACTTAAATTTTTCATTTTACGTTTTGGTTGTTCCTTGACCTTTAACGGTTTGTTTTCAACCTTTTCGTCAGAACCTGAAGGTTTAACCACAGGTACTTCTTGTTGAATTTCTTCAACGACTTTTTCATCATTTTTAGCCATAATATAATATTATAAAATTAAACATATGTACTTTCGTACAATTTCTTATTTACCGATATATGCGATAATGCTTCCAGAGTTTACATTAATTTTGGTCCATCTACCATGAATAGTAATGCTAGTTGGAAAAGAATCACTTTGTGTTACTTCTTCACCACCAGATCCTTCAACTTCAGTTTCACTATCAGCAGCTAAATCATTAGCAGCATCTTCGGTGTTAGCCCATACAGTTGCAGTTTCCGCTACTAAACCTGTAGTATTACTAAATGTAGTTGCCGCTAATGTTGTTATAGCTACAAATACATGTCCTGTTGGTGGTACAATAGCGCTTCCGCCTTTTGAAAATACCGATCCTTTTATTCGACCAACTTGTACTGGATATTTAGCTTCGTTAGTTGTTATTGCCATTATTTTGTATTTATTTTGTTAAACATTATCTAGGATCAAACATACCTAGATCCATTCCTGCAAGATTATCGTTTCCTGCAGATTCAAAGTTTGTAGGTGGTT